CAGTCACGCGCAGCCCTGTCGGCTTGTTAAATATGTGGTCAGACACAAAGCCGCCAAACTCAATCGGGTTTTCTGTGACCTCGGACGAATAGGTGATGGTTTCCTGCGTGAAAACATCAATCGGCATGAATCCGATTGTCTTTTGCGAGAAGCCGGGAAGCCTGCCGAATAGGATTGAAAACAGTGCCATGTCATGTCTCCAATGCGCGCGCCGCGTTATTGACTTCGCGCTCAATCGCCCGTCGCGCCTCCGACCGGATGACCGCAAGCTGCTCAGACGTTGTGCCGGGTGGCACAGTGATGTTCTGCGTGACCGGCGCGTTCATGGTGATGACCTTGCTGTTGTCAATGTCACCGCCCGCGACCGATTCAGCATTTGGCGCGGATGGCACGGCGCTTAGTTCCAGATATTGCCCCAGATCGCGGATCGCGTCCTCAATCGGTGCGGGGTCAATGACACCGCCGCGCTCCGTATCCACGCCATTGCTGCCCTGATTCCTGCGGATGCTGTCCTGCAATCGCTCAAGCCAGTTTGGCCCGCCGCCGTTTTGCGGCATAAGTTCATTGGCGCGCTCCTGTTGCAGATCGCGCCGCGCGTCCCGCCCTTCCTCGCCCACGATTGCCTTATCCAGAGCATCAGCGCCAAGAGCAACGCCCAGCGGCACGGCCAGAATGCCCAGCTTTGACAGCGCGCCCAATGATGCGGCAAGCGTTCCCAGCTTGCCAGATAGGCCCGCAAGCGTTGTCAGGGTGGCAACCCCTGCAACGGCCTTTGTGCCAGACAGAAGGCCCAGAGCGATTGCAATGCCGCGTATCCATGCCGCTACCTTGATCGCAACCAAAAGGCCAAGCACGCCTTTGAGCGCGATTGCGGCATTTTCCCAGCCGCCGAACTTCTCGACAAGCGCATCGATGCGGCCCATCCATGTGTCGTAGCTGCCGATCAGCTTCCCGATAATGCTATCTTGCCCCTGCTGCCATGCAACAAAGTCATCCAGAACAGCCAGCAACAGGCCAATAAAAAACCACTTGCGACGGAAGATGAACAGAAGCGCCGCCATCGCAATCATGAAATTGCGGGTTGCATCTTCCCCATCACCAAACAGCGAGAGCAACCGCGTGATGCCGTTGAACACGTCCATCGCAAAGCCGGTCAGGCGCTGGAATACGCCGGAAATAGCTTCAAACGCCGACGCCATGCCGTCGATCAGCCCGCGCCGGTTGACGGCCATGAACTCCGTAAACGCCTGCATCATGGGCCGAAATACCGGCATTAACTCTGCGCCGATCTGCAACTTGATGCCATTCAGCACCGTGCGCATGTTGGTCATGGTGTCGGTAAATTCTTCGGCGGCTTTGGCTTGCTCGTTTGTCAGACCGCCGCCCAGAAGCCGGAACTCTTCGCGCAGGTTTTCAATCTCAGCGCCACCGGAAGCAAGGGCCATTGCCAACCTGCCACCAGACCGCCCAAACAGGTCTTGCGCCATAGCTGCGCGCTCGGCCTCGTTCGAGATTGCTGCAAGCCCGTCTGCGGCTTCGGGTAGCAGATCCTCCATGTTGCGCAAGCTGCCATCAGCGTTGCGGATATTAACCCCCAGCGCTTCAAATGCACCCGCCTCTGTCTTGCTGCCCTGACCGGCACGCCCCAGCGCGCGACTGAACCGCTCCATGCCCGACGTGGCTTCGCCCTCAGACACGCCCAGACGGTCAAACGCAAAGCGGTATTCTTGCAGCGCCTCGGCACCCATGCCAAGCTGACGGCCTGTCTTGGCGACCTCATCCCCAACCTTAGCCGCCGCATTCGCCAGCCCGAACGCAGCCGCGTTGACCGCCTTCATGGCCCCGACTGCAAGCGTCAGGCCGCCGACAAGGCCTTTCACGGCCCCGTCGAATGACCGAACCTTGCTTTCGTCACCGTCAAAACCAAGACGGGTGATAAGTTCACGAACGATCATTTGCGCTTTGCCTTCTCGCGGGCCTTGGCCTGCGTATCTGCGCGCATGTCTAGCAGCGCGTTCGCACGGTAAATGTCGTCAAGCGTCCAGTGGCTATCGAGTTCCTGCAATGTCGCCATGCGCTCGATCACAAGACGCCAGACCGGCCATTCTTCCGACAGGCTATCATCTAGCTTGCCGGGGAGTTGCCCGCCATCAGACCGCTTAACCCGTCCGTCCCAATAGCGTCTAAGCCGAAAAAACCGTTGGCGACCACCACCGCCACAAGCGCTTTCATCATTTCCGCATAATTCGCGGCATATGCCTTGTTGATTTCATGCTCGGACAGGACAACGCCGTTGCGCTGCGTCTGGGAAAGCAACTCAGCCGCGAACTTGCCGTCAGGATCGTTGGCCGCGATAGCGTCAATGAATGCAGACACGCCGCCGCCAAACATGGCCGGGTCAATCTCTGCATTCATCAGGTTTTCGACAGCGCCTTTGGGCAAGCTGCCAAGCGCCTCTTTTAATGCCGGCCCGACCATTTTGCCAAGCCGCACCTGCATGCGCCATCCGTGCATGCCCATGAACGGCTTGATCTCGTAATCATGCCCGTTGATCGTTTTCTTGACGCTTTCGGCCATTAAATCGCGGCCTCCGCACCACCGACGAACATCTCAAGCTGCGCCGTGCCAATCGTCCACTCACGGCCTGAGCTTTCACGCCCGCCGCCGATGGATGGCATGGATTGGATTGTGCAGCCGTCCGTTTGCGCCAGTGACCGCCCGTTGTTGTCCTTGAAGAACATCGGCACAACGCCACCGTTGCCGGCCCTGAAATCGCGGTAGACGCCGCTCAGGAAGTCGTTTGCCGCCGCGCCTTCGTTTAGGGTAAAGGTCACGGTTGCCAGATAGTTGTTCGACTTGTTGAACACCACATTGCGGCCATCAACATCGACTTGGCGCGTTACCGCGTCCTCATCAAATTCAATCGTGATTTCCGACCCGTCTTGGAACCCTTGGATGGGGAACCCGTCAATGGTCAGGAAGTGCTGCGAAGCATCGTAGGTAAATGTTGCCATGACGGCCTCCTTTAGGCTGTAACAACGCCCTGAATCTGGGCAAACTTGATTGCGCCTGCGAGATTGGCCTCAAAGGTCAAATCCTTCAGAACACGGTTAACGCGATCCCCGAACTCGGTGTTTTCGCGCAGCGGGGCTGATGTGGTGAAGTCATCAACCAGCAGGCCAATATCAACGCCCTTGTCCAGCCTGTCACGCACGACACCCTCAACGCGAGCAATGCCCTCATCGGTGTATGGGATTTTGGAGCGGCGATTGCCCGCGCGCGCGATCAGCTCATACACATCTTCAGACAGGCGGGTTTCCAGCCATGCCAGCCCGTGCATGACGTCACCCCATTCGCCGCCAGCCATCTTGCCGCCAAGGCTGCGAACCGCGCCCGCGATCTGCGCGAAGTATTCCGCGTTTTTCGCCTCAAGCGTGCTGCGCTGCGTGCTGGTGAAGCTGTCGCCGGGGATGCCGACAATCGGCTGGTCGTGCCAAGCTGCCGAACCTGGCCCGCTTGTGCGGCTTTCAGGAATAGGCAGAACGCGGCCAAGCTGCGCAATTTCAGGAAATGCCGTTGCGGCAAGTGAATGATACACCACGCGCGCTTGGTCAAAGTTGCTGGCCTGTAGCACGGCGGCAAGGTCTGTTGTGCTGGTGTTGTCCAGAATATCCGCGTCATCGCTGCGCAGGTGAAGCTGTCGCAGACCGGGAAGGGCCGAAACTGCTGTTGCAAGGGACGATCCGTCTGCCGTGGCAATGTCGTTTTCTTCAATCGCAACCGCGAACCACTCGTCATTAACGACGCGGATTTCTGCCAGCGCCTCAACGTATGTTTCCCCGACCGCCTTGTTGCCGATAATCAACCGGCGCGGCTGTGGTTGCTGTGAAAAGAAAGCCAATGCCGCCAGATATTCGGGGTCAGTGGTGGAAAACGCCTCGCCCACCTCCTCGATATTGGCGTAGCTTGCCGCCCGTGGGCTGTCTGCCGTTTCGCCGATAAACAGGGGAACCCCGAATGATACGCGCGACACTGCCGCCGTATCTCGCAGAATTTCGACCTGAACCCGGTCCCGGATGATGCTGATTGCCATTTAAGCCTCGCTTTCGATTTGTTGCGCGCCTGCGCTGCCTTCGATAATGGCGGTCGAGATGCCGCCGATTTGGTAGATCAGATCGCGGGTCGCGCTGAATTGCAGGGCCATGACGACGCGCGGCTCCATTTCAGCCCCGATTACTGTGTCCGCCGTTTGCGGATCTTGCAGAACAAGCTGAAAGGCCATTGACCGGCCCAGCGTGTCTAGCGCCGCGTCGGAGTTGTAAGCATGGTCAAGAATGCCCTGCGCGATGGTTTCCGCGTTGAATATGGTTGTGCCGTGAACCTGTAAATTTACCGTCATGCGAACGAACCGCACCACGTCGCGCACGAAGTCAGGGTCAGGCTCAGGAAATGCGCCATCGCCACTGTCGTTTGCGTCCCGCACGTTGGCCGAAAAGTCCCGCGCTACGTCACTGACTGTGCCGATTTTCACCGTCACAAATGGCCGTTGCGGGGTTGGCGCGTTCTGGTCTGCAATGATGACCGTGCAGCCAGCCGGAACCAGCGTGTTAAGCCACGCGATCAGACGCCCATACGCTGCCTGCATTACACCACCCGCGCGCACAAATAGACGTTGTGGGGCAACACCCCGTTTTGCCACTGGTCGGCCTGTGCAACCTCGTAATCGCCCGTAGGAAGCGCTATTCTGTCCGCCTTCTGCGTGCCGATTTCGGTTAGCAGGGTGGAGCTTGTGTAAATCTTTACCGCGCCGGTTTGCCGCCTGCCTTCAGGAAGCCGCTGCATGTCCTCTGCCGTGGCAGGCTGGACGCTTGCATGTATCGTCACCGTGAATGTGTTGCCCGGCACCCACACGCCCGCGACATAGCCGCCTGCCGCTTGTCTGGTGACTGTGACAGGGCGGCGAAAGCTGGACATTACTCGACCTCGTAGCGCACGGACTGGCGCATTTGGCCCGTGTCGATCAGCGGATTGCTTGAACCCTTTTGCTCAACCGTGCTGGCCGCGTTTGGCGGCGTCTGGATGCTGGTGATCTTTTCCTGCACTTGGTTCTGATGGTGCTCACCCAGAAGCGCCGCCGCCTGATCCGCACCAATCCGGCCCATCATCAGACCATCCCAAAGGCGGGATTTCATGGCGTGCAGATCATCGCGGTTTTCGTCAAACGCCGTGCTGACAAACGGGCGCGCGGGAATGCGGGTTGTGCCGTATTCGTTGAAAAAGGCACGGTCCAGAACCTCGCCCGCGTCCGACTGAATACCGACCTTGACCGCTTTGCCCGACAGCGCTTGCGTTTCGCGCTTGATCCGCTCCCAGCCCTTGTCCGTGTCAATGACTTGGTTTTTACCCATGCCATGCCGTCCTTGCGCTCAGTCCGTAGCACAGCCGATTAAGCCGCTCGACTTCCTGCCCGTAGGACGTTGCGCCCAGACCGTCCGTCTTGGTCGCTCCGTAGCTGCGTGACAGCCCGCCTTCGCTTTCCGCAGTGATAGCCCCGCCGGAACCACCGCGCGCCCCTATGGTCAGGATATGCGCTGCCATGTTGGCGATGACGACATCACGGTAGCAATGGTTTTCCGCGACCTGAGCCGTTGCAACCTCGATGGCTGCATAAATGTTCGGATTGTCCGCAAGATCAGGGGCAATCACATGGATCAGGTCAACGGCAGGCATTACTCGCCCTCAATTTCTGCCAGCTTGGCGCGGGCTTCCTGAACGTCGCGGCGGCGTCCATCACCGGCGGCAATGTCGCGCAAGGCGTCCAGACCATCGGCTGCGGGTGTGGGTTCGGCCTTTTCTGCCGCGCCGTGTCCAATCTTGAGAATGCCCGCATTGATATCGCGTGACACAGCCGGGTTGCGCATCAGCTTTGCAAGCTGGTCAGCCGTTACTGTGTTATCGCCGGGAATGAGCGTCACCCCCTCGCACTGGTATGGCGCGGGGCGGGTCAGTGTAATCTTTTTCATGGGGTTCCCCCGTCAATGGAAAGGGCGGGCCATGACAGCCCGCCCAGTGCATCAGATGCCGTATTTGAACGACTGCGACAAAGGATAGTAGATGATCGTGCCGCCCACGCGCGAGTGGCATGGGATAACGAACTCAAGCCCGCGCTCCTGAACGGGAAGCTGCTCGAAGTCCTGCGGCATTTCAAACGTCATCTTGTCGGGGCTGCGATCATACACGATGAACCCGTCCGCGCCGCCGGTGAAAGCACCCTTCAACTCGTTTGCCCATTCAACAGAAGTGATGAAAGGCGAGTTGCGCAGGAAGTACTCAAGGATCGTGGTGTCGGTCCCTGTGCCTGCGTTTGTGGTGGCGATCATCGTATATTGCGCAATCGGCAGAACGATGGTGTTTGGCGATTCCGCCCCGTTGGTCAGATCGACAATGGCATTCACCGCGTCGTTCATATCCTTCAGGATTTCCGACGGGGTTTTGTCGGCCCATTCGGTGGGATCGCCAGCACCGTCACCAGACGCAACCGCCGCATTTGGCACGTTGGCATTGGACAGCCAGCCGGGAAGGCCGGTGTCTGCGTCGCCAAAGAACGCGATACGGTTCCACTTTTCGCGCTGCGCCCGCACGGCTGCGTTGGCCTTGCGCTGCTCAAGCGATTTCCCTGCCATCTGAGCGGCGCGGATTTCTTGCAGCGAGTAGCCGTAGCTGTTGCCGATTGACTTGATGGGCGCAAAGAACTCTTTGCCCTTCACGTCCGCGCGCGGCAGATCATCCGCGTAGTTTGCAATCAGCTTGGCGATGCCAGTGCTGTCATACTGCTCATACACGATGCTTTCAGCGCCGGGGCCAGCCTCGGTCGAAACCGGGATCAACTCAAACGCTTTGAGCGGCGCTTTGATGACGTCATACGTCTGCGCCTTGCGGGATTCCAGTTCACGCGCAAAGAAAACCGTTTGCGCGCTGTCCAGATTGATAAATGCTTGCTGTGTCATGTGACTGCCCCTTAGCCGATCTCGACCGCAACAACGTCACCGCTGCCGCCGCCAGTGAGGAAGGTGCCGACCGCAAGATTGGACCCCTCAACATTTGTAAACGCGCCAGCCGCCGTGACATAGGCTGTCTGCCCTGCCACCACGCTCGCAACGCTTGATGTAACCCATGCCGCGCCCTTGGTCAGCACAGACACCATGTCGCCAATCGCGTATTCCGCACCGCCCGCAAGCGCCTGCTCCTGCGCGTGCGTGAATAGAGCGACGCCAAGAAATGCAGTCGCGTTGCCGACCAGCACTTGCGTTTCTGGGTTCGTGCCGCGACGGACGGGCTGGCCCGGTTCAATCGCCGCTTCTGCTGCGAACGACATCACCACATCGGGGCGAATGTCGAACTTCTGACCGGCCTGCGCTTTATCAAGCTCGAAGCCGTAACCGTTTGTCTGTGCCATTATGCGGCCCCTTTCTCAGTTGTGCGCTTCCACATGTTGCGCATTGCATCCGCCGCATCTGCGCGGTGATCCTTGGGCGCACTGTCTTCGCGCTTCGGCGTCACCTCTGCGACCTGCTTGCGCGCGGGTTCATCCGCCAGCCCTTCGACAATCGTGTCGAAACGGGCGTGCACGTAATCATCAGACTTGCCGGTCAGGTCGATACTGTCGTGCTTGACCTTGATCGCGGCTTCCATGATTTCGCGCTCGGACATGTCGATCAGTTCGGCGCTGTCCTTGACGATCTTGGATGCGGTCGAAATCAGCGAAACGCGGCCCTTGACCATGGCTGCGATGGCCTCGTCGCCACGCTCCTTGTCCATGTCATCCATTTTGGCCTTGTATTCGTCAATCTTGGCTTGCAGGCCGTCGATTTCTTTCTGCATATCCGCCTTGGCTGCAGAGGCGTCCGCGCGGGCCTGATCGGCTGCGGCTTCGGCCTTGGTGAGCGCGTTGGCAACTTCTGGTGCAGCGTCATATGTGATGCCGTCCAGACGCACCTGCGCGAGGGTCTTATCTGCCATGATTGGCTCCTCTTGGATGCAGACGGCAGCGCCGTCCAGGTTGATGCGGGCTTCAGGTCCAACCCTGCCCGCAGAGACGACCGCCAGATGGTTGACTTGCGTCATTTTCTGCCGGTGCGTGTAGTTTTGCTTGTTGTAAGTGCCTGCCTCTTCGACCAGATCGACACGATAGCCCAGCGATAGGCCGCGCTTGCCTTGTTCAATCTGCGCGATTGCCGCCCCGTCCGTGATGGTGAAGCTGGCAATGATGTTCGGCCCGTCAATCCGCACGGTGTCGCCGATATAACCGACCTGCAATTCCTTGGCGTTCTCGGACGTCACCAGCGCATCAGGGTGCTCTAGCGTGACCGGGATCTGCTTGATGCTGTCCAGCGTAGCCTGCGTTAGAATGTCGTCAGGGTGGCGCAATTCCCAGCGCGTGGACCCGTCCGCATTGAGATACGGAAAAACGCCCGTCTTGCTGACAATCGCCTCGCCGCGAAGATAGCCTTCCGGCGTGCGCTCGAACCGCAGCATGTTGCCACGGTCAAGCCGGATAAAGTCTGTCATTCGCTTAAATCCCCAAGCTTTCCAGCACCGCCGAAACGTCGCTCTCTGCGATGCAGCGACATTGGAAGTCTTCACCGGGATGCCCGATAAAGCCGCCGATGCTGGACCTGCTTTTCCATGTCTGCCCGTTGTCGTCGCTGTAAACCGTGGGGTCATCCCACCGGCAAAGCATACCCGCAAGCGCGTCGTGGCTGTCACGAACCCGCTCATCGCGTCCGGTGCGCCAGATATATGTTTCCACACCGGCCTGTTGCTGGCGTAACTGCGTCAACTGGCCGTTTAGCTTGGCCGTCTGGTCGCGGGCGATCAGATCGGCCCGCGCGCGTGTGGTTTGAAACCGCTCCTGAATTTCCGCCGATATCTGCCGCGCCGATTGGCCAGTTCTGACACCGCGCTGCGCCATGCCCTCGATCTGCGTTAGCGCCTGCTCTGGCAGTGACCGGATCAACTGCGCGTTTTCTGCTGCGAAGCTGGCAAGCTGATCTGCAAGCCACGGCTCGCGCTTGAAGATATCCACCCCGATTGCAGCCTGAACAACGCGCTGCCATTGCCGCCCGTTAAAGTCCGCGATAGCCGCGCCGATATCAATCGCCCTGCGTTCCAGCCTCCGCACATCGTCTGCAATGCCAAGGCCAATTACTCTGACCGCCGCCTCGATCCGCCCGGCCCATCCGCCGTCTGCGTCAACGCGCACCAGCCTTTCGCGCGCGGCGACAATCTCCGGCAGCGCCTGCACAAGTTCTTTATCCACCAATTCGCCAAACTTCTTGACCAGCGCGCGCAACTCATTTCGGTATTCCCGCGCCAGTG